AAGCCACCGAAACTCACGATTGACGATGGCCGCAGCCTCAAGGAAAAGATGGCACTTTACAAAGACGGACTGGTCAACGCCACCTCGATCATGGGAGAACTTTCCACAGACTTTGACGAATCCATCGACGAGCGCACTGAGGAAGCTGCCAAGCTCCTCGTCAAGATCGCGGAGAAAAACGCCAAGTATGGCGTCGAGATTGACCCACGCAGCGTGCGNCTCGTCACATCGAACGAGCAACCGCAACCAGACACATCACCCAATGGCGATTGATCTTAAACCAACTGAGGCTATGGCTGCCGAGGCAAAGCTCGGTCTGGAGTGGCGTGCAGAATTTAATCGCGGCGGCACTGAGGTCGGCGTAGCACGCGCCAGGGACATCAGCAACCGGAAGAACCTATCGCCTGACACCATCGGGCGCATGATCAGCTACTTTGCACGGCACGAGATCGACAAACAAGGTCAGGGATTCTCACCCGGCGAGGACGGTTATCCGTCTGCCGGTCGGATCGCGTGGGCATTGTGGGGCGGCGATCCCGGCGTATCTTGGGCAAAATCAAAATACAGACAAATCACTAAAGAACCAGACAGCATGAACACTATCATTCAAATCGAAAACAAAGGCGGAAAAGTGAAGCTCAACGAAGCTGTTACCGGAGACAGCATCAAGCGCATGATTGACGAGATCGGGCGACTGTTCGGCGCGAAAGCATCGGCAGAAGGCGCAAATTTCGGTGAGATCATGAACTCAGCGGAAAATGCCGTTGATGTTCTCGACATCGAAATCAATTCCCCCGGCGGCAGCGTCTTTGACGGTTACACAATTTATCAAGAAATCAAATCCCTTCGTGATCGTGGAGTGACTGTTAATGTTACCATCACCGGCATGGCTGCGTCAATGGCATCGGTGATTGCAATGGCTGCTGATAAAATCTCTATGGTCAAACACGGTCGCATGATGATCCATGATGCATCCAGCGGAGCAGTCGGAAATGCAGAATCACTTCGCAAGACCGCTGATCTTTTGGAAGCGATCAGTGAGGACATCGCCGTAATTTACAGTGACCGCACCGGAATGGATAAGGAAGAAGTTCGCGAAATGATGATGCGGGAAACATGGATGAACGCACGCGAGGCCCTAGCCAACGGCTTTGTAGATGAGGTGCTGGGTCAGCAAGTTGACATTCGCCAAGCATCGGCGGAATCTTCGCATATGAGCTTTCTTAATCGCCTCACAAATCCATCTTCCGCAGAGTCCATCGAGCGCATCGCCGCACTTGAAGCAGACATTACCGCGCAGGCCGCAGAATTTCAATCCCGGCTCGACACCGCTGAGCTAGCACTTCAAGAAGCTGCCGAGATCACTGCCCAGAACATCGAGCTTCGTATCAAAGCCGAGTTGGTTCCAGTTTTGGAAGCCAAGATCACTGAGCTTGAAGCAGCGAGCGCAATCAATGCTGAGAAGATTGACACCGCAGCCGCGCAAAAGCTGGCAGCAATGGGACACGGCGAGCCGCTGGATCTAGGCACCAACGCAATCCAACCTAAAAATCATCTTGAAACCTTCCAATCACTTACAGGCAAAGAGCGCAGCGAATACTACGCCGCGCACTCTGCTGAAATCCGTTTACAACTCTCCAAATAACTAAATCAAATGGCTACCATTTCATTCAACGATACAATCTTTGCCGAAGAAGCCCTAAAAGCCTTCACTGCAAAGCTCGCCCCGCTTCGTGCATTCTCGAAATCACTCGATAATCTTACTGCCCGCAAAGGTGATGCGATTCTTGTGCCTTTCATCTCTGCACTTACGGCTACCACTTTCAATGCCTCAACTGCCAACTACCAAACCAGTGGCGGCGCAGTTACGCATAACACGGTTAACCTGAATCAGCACAACATTGTCAGCTTCGACATTACTGACCTGCAAAATGCCAACAGCTCTGCTGCTCGTTTCGACGAGATCGCAGCTCAAGCCGGTCGTGCATTGGGTCAGAAGGTTTTGGAAAACGTATGGAAGCTGATCACCACCACCAACTTCGGTGCTGCATCGGTTACGACTTCCGAAGCCAACTACGGACTTGAAGAACTAATTTCACTTCGTGCTGTTCTTGCTGGTCGCAACGTAGATGTTGATCCGGGTGTTTGCTCTTTCATCCACAACACCGTTGTCGGTGCTGCACTTCTTGGAAACACCAACGTGCTTCAAGCCTACGCAATCGGCGACAACAATGCAGCACGTCAAGGCACGCTCGGCCAGCTTGTCGGTTTCGGAACCTATGAAACCAACATCCTGCCGACCGCTTCCACTTCGCTGGTTGCATTCGTAGCTCACCCAGATGCAATCATGGTTGCAATGCGCTATCTTGAGCCGCTCGTAACTGGCGAGTATTTCGCTGCCGAGCGTGTCACTAACGATTCCGGCATGGTGATGGGCTATCGCCGCAGCTACGATCAGGCATCCGGCATCATGTATGGTGCTTTCGAGTGCCTTTACGGAACCGCTACCGGCCTGACCCTCGGTCTTGCATTCGGCACCAAACCATAATCTCAGCAGGTTGTGTCTCAGCCGTCAGCCTCGAAAGGGGCTGGCGGTTTTTTGGTGGGAAAAAGGTCTTTACAGGTGGGTGGGCATTGCCTAGGTTCACAGCATGTCGAGGCCGAAAGCATTCAACACATGGACACCCGAGCAGCAGGAGGCTTGGAGGGAAAAGAATCGGGAATATTTCCGTAAGTATTACGAAGCCAACTGTGAGAAGGTCACGGAGCATAACCGCAAGTGGGCAGCGGCTAACCCTGAGAAGCGCGCGGAGAGAAATCGCAAGCGCGCGGAGAGAAATCGCAAGTATCGCGCGGCAAAACGTGAGAAGATTGCGGAGATGCAACGCAAATATCAAGCAGCCAACCCTGAGAAGATTGCGGAGTATCGCCGCAAGTATCGCGCAGCCAACCCTGAGAAGTTTGCGGAGTATCGCCGCAAGTATGAAGCAGCCAACGGTAATAAGATCGCGGAGAGACAACGCAAGCGTTACGAAGCCAACGATGAGAAGATTAAGGAGACAAAACGCAAGCGTTACGAAGCCAACCCTGAAAAGTTTGCGGAGATGCAACGCAAGTATCGCGCAGCCAACCCTGAGAAGATTGCGGAGTATCGCCGCAAGTATGAAGAAGCCAACCGTGATAAAATTTTAGAGCAAAACCGCAAGTATTACGAAGCCAACGCTGAGAAGATTGCGGAGAAAGCCCGCAAGTATTACGAAACCGCCCGCCAGCAGGCCGCCGCAGACCAGTTCTTCGTGATGGCCGGAGCCGCACAACAGATTTCCAAAGCAATAGGAAAACCAAAACAGAAAACAACATGACAACAACACTGATAAACCAACAGGCACAAATCGACGCATTCATCACTCACTTCCGCCGTGGCGTGGAGGAGTGGATCACCGCAGGGGAAATCCTCGTCCAGATGGTCGAGCAAGACCCCTACGTTTACGACTACATCATCCAGCAATGCCCGCAGATCAACGCTGGCATCCTCGGACGGTTCGAGCAGATGGGGCGCAAGACGCTACACCCGCAGCTCCTGCTGACTGCCTCGCCGGGCTTCGCCAAGCTCCAGAAACTGCCCTTCTCTCTGCAAGAGCGATACATCGAGGAGCCGGTGCCGGTGATCGTCCACACTGCTGACGGCACGGACGTTCTGCTGGTCAAGGCCAAGGACATGACCAAGGAGCAGGCCGCGCAGGTCTTTGCACCTGGACGTATCCGCACCGAGGGCGAGCAGAAAGCGTTCCTTGTGCAGCAGGCATCCCACCGCGCCAGCGACAAGAAGGAAGCCGTGGACAGGCCGTGGAAGATTCGCGGACACCGAGCAATCATCAACGGCGTGGAGTTCACCCGCAAGGAGCTTTACGCAATCCTGAGCCAGATGGAATGATTCCCCTTGCAAGCTCCCCCCCGCTTGCATTACATCGCCCCAAGAAATTATGAAAAAGAAATTGAGCTTGTGCGTCATCACCGGCAACGCCGAGAACTACATAACCCGCTTCCTCGATCATTTCGAGCCAGTAGCTGACGAGATCATCGTGGTGCGAGCGTGCGGCAACCAAGAGCCAGACGGCACGCTGGACATCGCCAAAGCTCGCGGCTGCGTCATTGGCGAGTATTTCAACACCCACGACTGGCCGCACGTCGATGACTTCGGTGCAGCCCGCAACGCAGCCCTCGACCTTGCGACCGGCGACTGGCTGATGTGGGCGGACACCGACGATGTGATCACGCAGGATTCCATTTCACAGATCCGCCGGTTACTTGATGACATCGACGTGAAGGATGTTGACGGGGTGCTTATGCGCTACGTTGTGCCAGAAGATAACATAATCAACTGGCGGGAGCGGATCTGGCGCAAAGGATCAGCAAGGTGGGAGAATCCGGTGCATGAATGCCTCAAATTTAATGATGGAACGAAACACATGCAATTCGATGGCGCCGAGATTGTCCATGCCAGCGAAAAACGCAGCGCATCTAGGGATGAGCGCAACCTCCGCATTCTCGAATCCATACCTAAAGAGGAGCGAACAATCAGCCAACGATTCCACACGTTCCAATCTCTGATTGCGCTGGATCGTAATGCCGAAGCCATTACCGAAGCCTTGGAATTTGTGCAAACAGATGGAGTCGGCAAAAACGAGCTTTATGAGGCGTATTTTCAATTAGCTAGGCTAACTGGTGACGAAGCCGTAAAAATGCAGATGCTCACGCAAGCACTCGTGACCGATCCGAGCCGCCGCGAAGCATACGGCGAGCTGGGGCTTGCTAATACTATTTGTGACCCGTTAGCAGCACTAGGCTGGACTGAGGCCATGCTGGGGCTTTCTATGCCTCACAATCCGCCTTGGAACCTTCGTCGGCCATATTACGGCGCACTGGGTATCGGGCTGCGAGGAATGGCTCTCAGGGTCAACGAAAGGCGTGCAGAGGCAGATGCGCTAGAAACTAACCACTTCATTCGTGCGGGAGCTAAAATCAGCCTCCTGCACGCAACCAGAGGCCGACCAGCGCAAGCGTGGCGTTGTCGAATGAACTGGCTCCGCAGCGCAGCCAATCCTGACGCGGTGGAGCATATCTTTGCCATAGACGAGGATGATTACGCCAGCTTCGCCCTGGCAAACGCTCGCTGCGTAATCAATCCCGGTGCCGGCCCAGTGGCAGCCTGGAACGAGGCGGCAAAGTTTTCCAAGGGCGAGATCCTCATTCAGCTTTCCGACGACTGGCAGCCGCCCATGCACTGGGACAAGCTGATACTGGCGGCCATCGGCAACACGTCGAAGCCCTCCGTCCTAGCGGTCAGCGATGGCTACCGCACCGACAACCTGCTCTGCATGGCGATCCTGACCCGCGCCCGCTATAACGCGCAAGGATACCTCTTTCACCCTGAGTTTTTCAGCATGTTCTCCGACAACCATTTCACCGACCGCGCCTACGC